TGTGCGTTTAAAATATCAGAACTTACTAATCTGATTGTTCTTTTGCCGGTTGCACTTGAACCAGCTGCTGACATGTTACGAACTACTTTTATTAACCGCAAACCAACATCCGGTATGGTTTGTTCTGTTCCAGCAACTAATTGAACATTAGCATGATCTGCAGATGATTCGGGTCTTAGATTTACAATCTCTCTTTGAGCATCGTTTATATACCTAAGAAGCTCTGCTTCGGACCACCTAACACTAGTAGTATCTTGTAAAGTATCTTGTACTCTTGTAATTATATTAGCGCCTGTAAGTGTCCCTGCCACAGCTCATCCTATCTTATTGCGCAGTTAACAGTTCTTGAATTAAAGTTTCTTTTTTCTTTCTTCTATCAAGTTCTATACCTTTAGTACGCCCATATTGTTCTAATTCTACTTTTGTCATGCCTTTTAACAAGTCTTCTAAACCTGATGAAGTAGTTGGTTCTACAACTTCAACTTCTGGCATATCTTCTACTACAACCTCCTCCACTGGAGCAGGCTTCATTGCTGGTACGTCTGACTCTTGCACTTCTGTGCAACCTTCTTGTAAACATAGTAAACCTAAATCTTTACCGACTTGTCTTGGTTCTCCAGCTTTTAAATGTATAGTAGCTCCCCAAGTAGAGGCTACTGTTATATCGTTATCTGAAACTATCCACATAATTTTACTCCTTTAAATATGGGTGGCTTCAATTAGCCACCCATAAAATATACCACAATTAGAATGCAACATCTAACGCAATAACACCAAAGTCTTCAACTTGACCTGTGTGGTCAGAGTTGTACTTAGGCTTCTTGAGTCCGAATATTTTCCCAATTGAAATACCGTTTTGGTTCCCATAGTCAAATGTATCTTCAACTATTTCAGGAATACCAATATCAGCCATTGCT